ATTGAAAAGGTCAACATGACCATCCACCAGCCGAGACTGGAAAATGTCAGTACCTTTGAAATTACGGTTCATGACCTCATGGAATGGGCAGAGCAGGAGTTGATGCCGAAAGCAGAGATGGCAGCCAAAGGCGAAGGAGAGTTTGCAGTTGGAGATTGGTGTCGTTTCTGTAAAGCGAAAAATACCTGCCGTGCCAGAGCAGAAGAATATTTGCGATTGGCGCAAATGGAGTTTAAGCCACCAGAGCTTTTGTCAGAGGAAGAAATCGCAGAGGTTTTGAAGGTGGCGGATGAACTTGCCAAGTGGTCTGCAGATGTTTATGCCTATGCACAGGATGAAGCGATTACACACGGAAGGGTATGGAACGGATTCAAACTGGTAGAAGGCAGAAGTAACCGCAAATATGTCAATGAAGAGGAAGTGGCGGATGCTGCAAAAGCAGCCGGATATGAGGACATTTACAAGAAGTCTCTGATTGGTATCACGGAAATGGAGAAGCTGATGGGCAAAAAAGATTTTCAGAAGATACTGGGCAGTCTGGTGTATAAGCCGCAGGGCAAAATCACCTTGGTGCCGGAATCCGATAAGAGACCACCAATTCAAACAGAAACCGCTGAGGCGGATTTTAAGGAGGATGAATAAATGAGCAAGAATGAAACACCGACAAAAGTAATTGTATCGTGCAGATTTTCCT